CACTTCATCAGGGATACACGACGGAAGTTCGACTTCCACAACGCCGTCCAGATCATTGCCGATCTCCTCGTTGCCCACGGATTCATACCAGACGATGATATGGACCACTTCATTCCGCACCCACTCAAAATTAATGGGCGGTGGTATTCGTACAATCCGCGAGAACCTGGCGTGATCGTCAAAATAATTATTGGTTAGGAGGTAAATCATGAGAAGGCCATGCGATATTTGCGAAGAGGAGGCCGGCCACCCGATCGACAAGAGGCGGGCCGAGTGCAAAAACTGCAAAATGAGGATAGATTTCGCGGACTATCGTGAGGGAAGGGTAAAGACGATACCTGAATCTATCAGGCACTGTATGGAGGAGGTACCACTACCCCCCAAGCCTAATCCATATGGCGACAAACGGTCGATCGAGAATCCTGTGCGGGGCCATATCCGCGTTAAAAAAGACTCGAAAGAGGTGGACGACAATCCATCGCCACCTCCGGAATTGCCTCCCATCGATAGTAAGATATGCACAAGGTGTGGAGGGGATCCAAAACCACTATCGGAGTTTAACCGGCATTCGAACACGAAAGATGGATTGATGAACATTTGCAAAAAGTGCCAATCAGAAATCCGGCGCGCGCGCCCGGCTGTGAAAACAGGCCGGTACGTCATCAAGATAGATTTTTCAGAACACCAAGATATATACAGGAAACTGGTGGAAGAGGCCAAGATAGATCTGCGCGATACGGATATGCAGGCGCTTCACATCATCATTAAAAATTTGTGTTAAGGAGGTCTCTCCATGGATGAGTACAAAATAAAATACAAATGCCGCAGGTGCGGCAAATCATTTACCGAAACCATCTTCGAAAATCCATCCGGCCGGCCTATCGTCCGTCCGCCAAATATAATCTCAGTTGACAAGGTTGGAAAAATCGTGAATAATCCATACTGCACACCACCTAAGTTCTCGGTAATGCCTTTCGGGCACGGCCACCTGCGATACGACTCACCCCGTGTCCAGGTGGCCGAACTTTTTGGGAGGAACGATAGTGGAGACCAATAAAATATTACACATCATCCGAAATCCGTTCAATTGGTCAGAAGACGATGTCAGGAAGGCACGCTGGGCCGCGGCCGATTTGATCGAGGAACAGCAGGCAAAAATAAATCGTCTTGAAGGTTTTATTAAAGAAAAAGAAAAGGTTCGGCAAAAAGGACATAGCGGACTATGTGACGGCCTGTCTTTAGGCCTTGGAGATTTTTTCTGATGAATAAGAAAAGCGGTGCGCGCGTATTGTCAGGAATTATACGAGGCGCAGAGCCATTCATCGAAGGGTTCGGTGCTCCAATTATCGGAATTTATATCGTCGATATTAAGCCGCCAGTGATATGTGTGCTATGCGAAGATGGGTATACGTATCAGTTCTGCCCCCTACTTAAAAAAACAGTCGTTTCAATGATTTCGAAAAAGGGATAGCTATATGCCGGCACCAAAGTACAACGCATTTTGGAAACTGCGTAGCTCACATGGTCGGAAACCGAAGTTCGAGACACCCGAAATCCTATGGAATGCATGTGTCGAGTATTTTGATGAGGTTTCAAGCACCCCACTCAAGGCGTCCGAACTGGTCAAATACAAAGGAAAAGCCAAGGTCAAAAAGGTAAACAAGATGCGGGCCATGAGCATTATGGGGCTCTGTATTTTTCTGGACATATCATATCAGGCATGGTCCGAGTATCGTGCGCGCGAAGGTTATGGTGAAGTCACGACGCGCGTAGAGATGATCATCAAGACTCAAAAGTTCGAAGGTGCCGCCGCTGAACTCCTCAATCCGAACATTATAGCCCGGGACATCGGCCTGGCCGAGAAAAGACAGGTTGACGTCACTGACGCCACCATTGCCAAGGCAATCATTGATGCCCTACCGGCAGAAATGCAGGAAAAGGTCAAGGACGCCATAAGGGAAAAGCTTGGTAAATGACATTCGACGATGCCATAGCCGAAAGTGTTGCCACCCAATTAATAAACGCGCTGGGACCGGAGAACGCCCTCGACCTGGCAGGCGCCAAGTATTCAGAGTTCCGTGATGACCCTGTTGGTTTTGGCGAGACCATTCTGGGTGAATCCTACACCGATGACGTTAGGGCAATGATGGAATCGGTCAGGGATTATGAGGTCACCATCGCAGTTTCTGCCAACGCCACGGGCAAAACCCACGGGGCAGCAAGGGTGGCGCTCTGGGGATACATGACCAGGAGAAACATAGAAATTTACACTGCAGCCGCACCGCCGGAGGATAATCTCAAACGACTGCTATGGGGTGAAATTGCACACATCCAATCAAAGCACCCCAACCTTTTGCAAAACAGCAAAGTGACCAACCTGCACATCGAACGAGCTCCAAAACAATTCATTGATGGGGTAACGATCCCCTCTTCCGGTGATGCAAAGACCAGGGAGGCTAAATTTTCCGGAAAACATCAGAAGAATCTGATGTTTATTTTCGACGAGGGTGATGCCATTCCCGACGAAGTTTACGCCGGCCGCGAGTCGTGCACCTCCGGCGGTTGGTTCCGTACTCTCATCATGTTCAATCCTCGCCAGCAGAAAGGTGAAGTTTACAGGATGATCCGGGATGGCCGGGCCAATGTCGTTTATCTGTCTGCTTTTCGTCATCCGAACGTAGTGACCGGCAGGAACATCATACCCGGGGCGGTCGACCGGAACACCACGGCGCGCAGAATCAACCAGATGTGCCGGCCCATGAAGGACGGTGAGACCAAAGAGGGGTTTTCAACGTTTGAGCTTCCCGAATTCATGGAGGGGGTCGAAGCCAAGGACCAAAAAGGGCAGATGCTGCCACCATTGAAGTCAGGAACCTACAAAGTAATGGTTCCCTCCTTTTCCCATTTGGTGCTGGGGGAGTATCCTGCCCAGGCCGAGGATCAACTCATATCCCTCGAGTGGATCAATGCAGCCCGGTCCAGATGGGATCTTTACGTGTCCATGTACGGTGAGACCATTCCACACGGCGTCCAGGGTGTTGCTGGTCTGGACCCGGGAGAGTTCGGCCAGGATGCTACCGCATTGATAGAGCGCTATGGTGGGTGGGTGCCAATGCCTCATGAGTGGCACGGAGTCGACGTAATCATCACATCTGATCGGGCATCGAACATTATTTCCGGTCTGCCGATCGAATGCACCAATGTAGACGCTAACGGTGTGGGTTCGGGTGTTCCTCCGGACATGTCGAGACGTTACGGTCTGACCGCCCAGGCCGTAAAAACCCAGGAGACAGGACCACTGAAGGATATCCCAGAGTCTGAAAAAGAGCTGGGAGATTTCAAAATCGTTCGTGATTACCTGGCATGGAAGGCGAGAAACTGGCTGAAGAACGATCCAGGCGCCATGCTGCCGCCAGACGAGGAACTACTCGAGGAGTTGCGAATACCCACATACTCCGTTGGCCGCTGGGTAAGGGTCATGGATAAGGACACAATGAAGGAACTATTGAAACGATCACCAAACAAATTCGACGCTCTATGCTTGACATTTTATGAACCACTAAGGAATATCAATTCAGCGCAGAGGATATCTCAATCTGAGCACGATCGTCTGAAGGCGTTGCACAGCAGGTACGGAGGGGGCCGGCCGCCTTACTCAATCACCAGATAAGAGGAAGTCTCTATGGCCACGGATAATGACATCAAAAAAGATTACGAAGAGGCATACAACGCCGGTCAGGCGTCATGGTATCAGTATTGGGAGGAGGCGAAAAAGGATGTCCAGCACAGACTCGGTAACCAATACAGTGCCCATGACAAGGCGTACCTGAAGTCTCAGGACCGCGAAGCGCTGGTATGGAATAAAGCCCACAGGGTGTGCAATACGATTTCTGGGTACGAGCAAAAGAATATCCTGGCCCTGAAGGTCGAGCCGTTCGAGGGGGCAGACGAAAAAACCGCTTCGCAGTTCTCAGCCCTGCTCATGCACAACATGCTGTACGGTGGTGGGTACATGTGCACATCTGATGCGTTTGAGAACGGCCCCGTCATAGCTGGCATGAATCTAATAGAGCCATGGGTTGACCGGACCTACGATTTGCTCAATGGAGAAATCAAGTTCCGCCGGCTGCCGTACAACCGCTTCGTGCTCGATCCGACGTTCACCAACAGGAACCTTGATGAAGACTGCGGTTTCGTTATCACACGGGATTATTTTAATAAACAGCAGACCATGGGCATGCTTCCTGACCGGATGGACGAAATCGGAAAAATGAAGGGATCCGGAGGTGATTCGAAGTTTGGCTTGTTCTATCCACAGAGGGGACGGAACAACGAATACAACCTGAAATACGATCGATTCTATGCGATGACGTTCAGGGAATTCCGTATACTGGCGGACACGAAAACAGGTCAAATGGTCCCCCTTCCCAACCAGGATGATCCCAGATTCGAGGAAGTCGTCAGGATGTTTATGGGCAGATACCCCAGCCTGCGGATGATTCGCGGCATGCGCAAAGGGGTGGACCTGCACATATTTATCGAGGGTGAGCTGATGTACTCGGGGGTCGACTCGTCTGGTTTGGACGAATATCCGTTCGTGCTCAGTGCAGGCTATTGGACACCGGAAGAGGAAGATTCCAGGTATCGCATGCAGGGCGTCGTCAGGGTCCTGCGGGATCCAGGGGTGGAGTGCAACCGTCGTCGATCGATGATCCTTGATATCCTGGATTCACAGATCCGGTCCGGATGGAAGGCCAAAGATGGTTCAGTGGTAAACAGAGAGGAGTTGTACCAGGCCGGCGGATCTTCGGTCGTGTGGATTGACAAGAATGCTGAGATGAATGATGCGGACCGTCTGGATCCACCTACATTCCCGCAGGGACTTTTGCAGGCTACAGAGGCGTTCGATAAGGACCATGACGAACTGTCAGGCGTCAACGCTGAAATGATGGGGGCCCCTGAAAACGATGATATCGAGGTGGCAGCCATCCTGGCCAAAATCAGGGCCGGCAAAGGTCTCACAACCCTGCAGAGCCTGTTCTCTAACCATCGGTATTCGAAATCACTGCTCGGACGCAAGCAGATCAAGATGATTCAAAAGAATTTCACACCCGCTAAAATAGCAAGGATAATCAACGAACAACCCACCCAGGAGTTTTATTCGAAAGATTTCGGAAAATATGACTGTGTACCGGCCGAGGGAGTGCTCACCGATACCCAGCGGCAGCAACATTATGCACAGATCATGGCATGGAAGAAGGCCGGCGCTCCGATTCCGTGGGGACACATTCTCGATTTCGCCCCTATGGAAAACAAGGACAAACTCAAGGAGGCGGTCAAGCAACAGGAACAGGCCCAGGCCCAGATGCAAAAGGAACAACGTGATATCGAAATGCTCGGAAAGCTTCTCCTGCAGGCTGACATGCAGCAAAAGATTGCATCGTCCAAAGAACGGTTGAGTCAGGCAGATGAGAATCGATCGAACGCGACTCTCGATCGGGCCAAGGCTATGAAGGAAATGCAGGACATGGATATTGAAAGCTTTTCCAAGACCGTAAGCTTGCTGATGCAGCTTAAGGCGATCCTGAATGGTGAGCAGCCCGGCCAGCAGGGCCAGGGCCAGCAAGGCGCGCCCATGTTGCCGAAACAGATGGGTATGATGTAAAGGAGGAAAACATTGTCAATCGAAATAATCATGAAAAAGGCCAAGAAGTGCCTGAGTGCCGAAGAAAGTACGCTCACC